AGCTTTTCCAGGGTCTCACCGGCAAACCCGAAGATCGTCTTGCCGACCTCCGCACCGGTCTGGACTGCACCAGATGCCAGGATGCCCGAGACCTGGGCGGCGGTGCGCTCCAACGTATCTCGGTCGTAATCGACATCGACAGTGAGCGTCGGGTTCTTCGCCTTGATCAGTGCCTCAAGGGCGAGGAGTTCGGTGTAGGCATCGCTGGTGTCCAGGCCGAGTTCGAGGTCGGACAGGATTTGGCCCGCCTGTCCACGCAGGCTGGCGATCTCGGCGTAGGCGATGTCCGTGTCGACATCGATACCCATCTGGTCAAAGAGCTTCTCGGCCTTGCGTTTTAGCGCGTTGATCCGGCGTTCAGCGGTCTTCGTCTTGACGTCGACATCGACTTCGACCTTCTTGATCTTCTCGGCGGCGTCCTCCCAGGCATTCATCAAGCCTTCGGTGAGGTTGCCGGAGAAGTCTCCGAACAGCGCACGCAGCGACCCCAAGCCGCGGGCCGGGTTGAAGTCCATACTGATGGGGTTGTCGGCGCCGAACAGCCGCTCCAACTCCGAACGCAGTTGGGTGAGTTGATGGTTGACAGACCGCTCGTTCAGCTTGATGCCGACCTGCGACAGCGACTTCTCGACGTCGCCCTGCAACTTTTTGAGCTGGTTGCGCATGACCTGTTCATCGAGGTCGACGTCGAGCCTCTTGAACAGCGCGTCGGCCTGCTTCTCCAGGTCGGCGACCGACTTCTCGTCTAGCTCCGCCTCGACGGGAACCTTGGGCTTACGCTTGCGCTTGGTGACCTTCTTCTCGATGTCGGAGTCGTCTACCTCGACATCGACGGTGACGGTCGGCTTCTTCTTCTCGACCTCATCGATCTTGCGTTCGGCCTTCTTGGTGTCGATGTCCAAGTCGAGGCCGCCGAGCGCCTCTTCAATCTCTTTCTTCCACCGCTTGGCAGCCTTGCGGACGTCGTCATCGACGTCGCGCAGTGCCTTCTTGATGCCGTCAGCGATCTTGCCCGTCTCGGGCAATACGGTGACGTAAACATCTGCGATGGAAGCCATTACGTCATTCGCGCCCTTCCATACTTATGACCATGCCGGTCTTCTTCACGTAGTCGGCGACAGTGAACGGCTTGTCCGCCGGGTCGGCAGCACCGGCCTTTCGACCGGGCCGCTGCCGTGGTTTCGGTTTCTTGCGCGGCGTTTTCTGTTGGGCGTCAACGGTTTTCGTCCACGCCACCCAGTCCTGAACCTCGAGCAGGTCGGTCATGAGGTGCTCAGCGACCGTCCAGCCTTCATTGCGTTCGTGGTACAGCGCGGTGCCCGGTGGGGCGTGCATCACGAACGGAATGAACTGATCGATGGGTAGCCGCGCTGACCCGACGTCGTCCCAGGTGTACCCGGCTACTAAGAGGTCGCGCCCGACAGCGCCCCAAAACTTCTTGAGGATGGTGCCGAGCGCCGTTATTCCGACAGTTCAATCCCGGCGAACTCGGCCCAGCCCCGCAGCATCGCGGTGTACTCCTCTTCGTCAAGCTCCTCCTGCAGCACCAGAGATGCTGGCGAGGACGCCAATTCGAGGAAGTACCACATCACCGACATACCGCCTTCGCGGTGCAGACGGCGAAGGAGACCGGGCTTCGGCTTGCGCTTGGGCCCCAGCTTGGTCATCCCGATGGTCAGCCCACCGGGCGCCGTGTACACGTACACGTCGTCTTCGTCGGGGTACTCGGTTTTCCAGTCGAAGTCCTTGGCGCCGGGTTTCGGCTTGGGCTTCGACGGCATCTCCACCACGTTGTCCGCCGGGGTCTCCGGCGCCTTCTTGGCAGCCTTCTTCTTGGGTTGCTGCTCTTCGGTTTCCATTGCGGTCATCAGACTGCGAACACTCCATCATCGGTACGGATGTAGGCGTACTTGCCCGCGGTGTCGGGGAAGCATTCGACCGTAAGGCGGTGTGCCAGAACAGTCTTGTGGTTGGTGGTCTGGGTGTCCTTGTTGGTCACCTGGCCCATCGGGACGAACTTCTGTACCCGTTTGCCACCAACGCCGTAGGTGTCGATCAACCAGGTGTTGTGGTTGAAGATGTCGGAGGTCACCATGATCGAGAGCTTGGTGCCCGCCGACGCGGTGGCCGCGGTGACGGTGACGTTGTCATCGCCGTAGGCGGCCTTGGCGACCTCGGGGTTGAGGAACTCGTACAGCGTGAACACCTCGGTGAGGCTGTAGGAGTCCTGCGGTGCCGCGACGATGTCGCCGCCCCACGCGAAGATCTTGGTGGTGGGTCGGTCTTCGGACTCATCGATGCCGTCCTCGGCGACGAAGCCGAGATGGTTCATGGCGTCATCGATAGCCATCGTGGCGCCGGGGATGGGCGCGTCGAGAGGCCCGCGGTACAGGCCACCGACAATAGGGAGATCCTTCGGCGACGGCAGAATCACGTTGTTGACGTTGCCGACGTATGTTGGTGCGGGCATTCTCGTTTCCTTCCATATGGAAATCCCACCCCTCCGAGATGGCGGGGCGGGAGCTTAAATGTGTTGCGGGTTAAGCGATTTGATTCATCACAGTGACCCAGGCAATCAACTGGCCGTAGTACAGCCCTTCGACGTCGGGGTCTTCGTCATAGGACGGGCCGCCCGCGTGTTCCACAGACTGCACAATCAACTCACTGGGCATGACGGCCCAGAGTCCTTTGACGAGGCGCATGGTTGTACCGAGGCGCTTGCGGTCGGAGTCGTAACCGCGGATCTGCAGTAGCTGCGCGTCGGCGAATACGCCGTAATCTGTTGCGCTGTTGAGTTCTTCGATGGTGAAGAACTGCCCCGGCCTATTCGCCGGAATGGACGACGTCCACGGCGCGGTGATACCCCGCATCGACAACTGGGTCAGCATGAAATCACGGGTATGATCCCGCGCTGACGGGGGAACTAGTGCCTGTACCACGACTCAGCCCTCCCCCTCCGCGATTTCTTCGGGTGTCGGCACGTCGTCCAGGTGCACCTCGACGTCGTGGCCGGTGGTGTGCATCAGTTTCAGAATCTTGGAATGCTTCTTCTCATGGGCGGCTGCGCGGGCGGTGAACGCCCTGATGTCCATCCTGATGCGGGTGCCCTTGCGGCTGATGTGATATTTGTAGCCGTCCTTGACGGGCTGCTTGCGTGCCGCCTGCGCGGCGTGCAACTCGGCGTTGAGCCGCTCCACCCATTCCTTGCCCTTCGCGGCGAATTTCGCTTCCAGCGGTGCCGCCTTGCGAACCTCCTCGAAGGTGGCGTTGTTCAGTTCGACGCGGATACGCGGCCCGACCTGGAACACTCTCCCGCGGGGAGCCATCAGCCCGTCACCCGCTCCACGATGATCACGCCGCCGGGGCCACGACCGAACGGCCCGGTGGTGTAGTCGCGGACGTCCTCGCTGACGACGAAGTCTTCGCCGTCGAGGACGACGAGATCGCCTGCCGCGTAGGGGGTGACGTCGGGAACGCCGACCACCAGCGAGCTTATGACGCGCTGGGTGTAGTCGTCGTTGCCCAACGGCACCTCCGACGCAAGCGGATACCAACCGTAGGACGCCCGGTCCTCGGTCGGTTCGAAGGCGGGTGCCCCTGGATAGCCGTCCGCCGACATCGATCCCACGTACTTCGCGTGACCGATGGTCTTGAGGGCTTGCATTACAGCCCCGGTGAGCGCATGGACACTGCCTCGGCCATGTCCCCGCGGATCAGCGCCAGCAGGTAGTCCAGTTCGTTCGGGTAGAGGAACAGGGCACCTTCGTTGCTGCGGTACTTGATGGAACTGGAGTAGGGACCGAAGGTTTGCGCCACACTATCGACGCCGGGGTTGACCGATTCGCTCGCCGCCTGGGCGAGCAGAGCCCGTCGCACCATCGCGACGACGGTCAGCATCGCTGCCATAGCGAGCGTCTCGTCGCCGTTGTCGATAGCCTCCTGCAGGCCAACAACTCTGGTAGCCAACAGGAATGAGGCATCGTCCAGCATCGTGGGTGCCTGAGCGGTCTCCGCTGCCGTCAAGGCACGCGGAAACCGTTCAGTCAGTTCCTCGATGGTGGCGAAGGCGGTCACGTCGACTTCTTGGCCGGTGCTGCCTTCTTGGGTGATTCGGCTCCTGGCGCCGGTCCCGACTTCTTGTCGGACGTGCCGGGGCTGACGACCTCTACCCCGACGCGCTCGTATTCGACCGGTTCACCGGACCCGTTGTCGACGTTCATCGCGTCGAACTCTTCGAGATAATCCTCATGGACGTCGACCTCGTCGCCCTGCCACCCGTAGGTGGGATTGCCACGCTTGTCGACATAGGAACCCAGAGTTGTCTTTATCGTTCGCTTGCTCATGGGATCGTCACCTTCGCGATGCTGTAGGGATTCGTCACGATGAACACCGGACGCACATCGGACTGCACCCATGTGCGCTGGGTCTGCTGCTCCCGCCACGTCTCCGTGCCGAGCGCCTTCTCCAACCGCATCTCACCGACCTGGCCGGATTCGATGACATACGCGGTGCCGACGGCAACACGGTTTGTGGTGACGAACCGGATGCCGTGATTGGCTCGCACCGCAGCGGCCTGTTCGCCGTACACGATGTCGAACC